AGTTACAGGGTCTTAACCGGGTGGGCGACGAGCTGACGGAAAAGTATAAGACTGTCGAGCACGTTGGGCGAGTGCGGGAGAGTGGAAAATGAGCGACGACATACCGGTAATTGAATGCCAGCACGAAGGGTCGCAGTTTACTTTTAAGTGCGAGCATTGCGGGGAAAAACATTATCACGGGGCGGCAGCGGAAGGGCATAGAGTTTCTCACTGCTTCGCGTATCCAAGGGGGTATTTCTTGAAAAAGGCGAAGCCCCCCACAATGAACGACGACTACTGGTGGGTAACCGTGTACTGGCGGTGTACGAACTGGCAGGTAGGGTACATCTACGAGGACGGCAGGCCGTCCATCGGATTTGCCTGTGTAGACGAGGATCAGGACGAACCTCCGGCAGGGGCGAACGTCATTGGAGACCTCACGGACAAGGCACTCGGCGAACTGAAGGCTGAGCTCTACAAAGTAATGAAAGAGTAACGAGCACGAAACCCTCGGCCCACCATTAATAACGTAATGGGTGCGCAGTCACGGGGCCGGGGGCCTAATAACTAATAAGGACAATGAAGCGTGAAACTAATAGTAGGAGACTTTGAAACGTACTGGTCGCAGACACATTCGCTGTCTAAGATGAGCCCCATAGACTACGTGATGCACCCGGATACAGAAGTCATATCGCTGTCCCTAAAGATAGACGACGAGCCGACACGGGTGTGGTTTGGCGAAGCGGCCATACGCAAACGCTTACAAGCACAAGACTGGTCGGACGTGATGTTAGTCGCGCATAACATGTCAGCGTTTGACGCGATGCTTTTTGCTTGGCGTTTCGGGGTTAACCCAAAAGTGTGGGGGTGCACGCTGGCGATGGCCAGACCCCTGCACAGTAAGACCTGCGGGAACTCTCTAGCCAAACTGGTCGAGCACTACGGCCTTGGGGTCAAGGACAACACCGCCCTACTCAACACCAAAGGCAAGCACCTGTGCGACTTCACGAACACAGAACTGCTGGCGATGGAGGAGTACAACCGCGACGACACCGACCAGTGCCACGGCCTGTTCCAAGCATTGAAAAAGCACTACAACGCCGAAGAGCTATGGCAGATCGACAGCACGATACGTATGTTGGTAGAGCCGAAGTTCATGTTGAGCCGACAGGTACTGGATAAGGCACTCAGCGATGTCAGGATTCAGAAGCAGCAGGCGTTGGCGCAGATGGCGAGCGTGCTCTACGAGATGGAGGTAGATGACAACCCAGCGGTAGAAGAAGTTGTTCGCAGTAAGTTGGCGTCCACCGCGCACTTCAGTAAGCTGCTGCGGGCCAGAGGCGTCCGGGTACCCATGAAGCAGAGCCCATCAAACCCAGAGAAAAGGATACCTGCGCTGTCCAAGACAGACGAAGCGTTCCTTGCGTTGCAGGAGCACGAAGACCCGGTGGTTGCATTGGCAGCGAGCACGCGACTGGACGTTAAGTCGACAATACTGGAGACACGCCTTGAGACGTTTACCGCCGTGGGTAAAACACTTAAAGGCAAGCTGCCTATCCCACTGCATTACTGCGGCGCAGACACCACGGGCCGATGGTCTGGGTTCTTATACAACCCGCAGAATTTACCAAGCGTAAACCCGGATAAGCCCAAGCTGTCCGATGCGCTGCGCAAGTCAATGCGCGCCCCCAAGGGGTACAAGGTGGTGGTAGCCGATTTGTCCGGTATTGAGCTGAGGGTTAACCACTTTCTGTGGGAAGTTCCAAGTTCGATGGCGCTGTACCAAGCGTCCCCAGACAAGGCCGACCTGTACAAAGACTTTGCGCACAGGTTGTATAAGGTGAAGCTGGAGGAAGTAACAAAGCCGCAGCGGCAGATAGGCAAGGTCGCGCACTTGGGACTGGGGTTTGGAGCCGGGGGCGGCGCATTTCAGAAGGTTGCCAAGACCATGGGCGGCGTAGACTTGTCGTTAGAAGAAGCTCAAGCGATTACCACGCAGTGGCGTCTTGAGTATGAAAACATTGTGCTCGGGTGGCGCAGGTGCCATGAGATGCTACAATTCATAAGTCAGGAAGACCGCGTGGTTATTGACCCGTGGTCATTGATGGAGACATCTGCGGAGGGCATACACCTGCCATCTGGGCGCGTAATACGTTACCCCCTGCTGCGAGAAGAAGTTAATGAAAACGGTCGGAGCGAGTGGGTGTATGGTACTGACCGCCACCAAGCGAGAATATACGCGGGTAAGGTGACGGAGAATTGTGTTCAGGCGTTGGCGCGCGACGTCATTGCCGGTAACGCGTATCAGATGTACAAGCAGACTAAGCTGCGCCCGAGTTTGGCAGTGCACGACGAACTGGTTTACATAGTGCCCGAGAGCGACGCCGTTGCTGCGCTTGAAACGCTGCAAACAATAATGCGAACCCCGCCCAATTGGTGGCCGCAGTTGATAACGTGGTCCGAAGGCGACATCGCGGATAACTACGGGGACGCTAAGTGAAACGCAAACCGACCTACACGATTGGAGAGTTGGCTAGAATTCTAAATGTTAACCCCAAAACGTTAGATAGGAGAGTGCACGCCAGCGAAGAAAAACCAGCGGCAGTGGTGGCAGCACCATCAAGTGGATTTGGCGGTCTTTTGAAAGGTGGTAAGCATGGGCATAACAAACGATACGAGAAGGATTCTTTTCTTCGCTGGCATAATAGGAACTGGGTACAAACCGAACGTGCTCGGAAAAAAGCAATAAAGGTTGACATAAAGGAATATGAAAAATGAAGAAAAATCCAACATGGTCGTTCAGTGCCATTAAGTTGTTTGAGCAGTGCCCGAGGAAGTACTACCACCTCAAGATCAAGAAGGACGTTAAGGACGAGCAGCACGAAGCAGCGTTGTACGGTGAGCAGTTTCATGAGGCCGCAGAGTTTTATGTGTCCGACCAAGCTGAGCTACCCAAGCAGTTCTGGTTTGCCAAGAAGGCGTTGGACAAGCTCAAGGCGCTGCCGGGTGAGAAGCTGTGCGAGTACAAGATGGGGCTGACCGAAGACCTTGAGGCGTGCGACATGGATGACCCCAAGGTGTGGTGGCGCGGCATAGCCGACCTCAGTATCATCAACGGGACAAAGGCAAAGGTGCTCGACTATAAAGCGGGCAAGAGTGCCAAGTACGCAGACACTGACCAGTTAGAGCTGATGGCGTTGGCGACGTTCAAGCACTTCCCAGACGTCGAAGAAGTCGATGCGGCGCTGTTCTTTGTGATAGCAAAAGCGTTCATCCGCAAGAAGTACCTGCGAGCTGATGCGCCGGGGCTGTGGGCGAAATGGTTGAAGCGGTACGGACGGATATTAACGGCGATAGAATCCGGGGTGTGGAACCCCAAAACATCAGGGCTGTGTAAAAAGTACTGCGTAGTACTGAGCTGCCCTCATAACGGGAGGAACATGTGATGCCAAGCGGTAAGAACTATGTGCGTGACTACAAGCAAGAAGCCAAGACCGCCAAAGCCCGTGGAGAACACGGGGACCGCATGGAGCGCCAGCGTGCACGGCGCGCGGTCGACAAGACCGGTGCGGACAAGAACAACAACGGCACGGCGGACAAGCGTGAGGGCAAAGACGTGTCTCACAACAAGATGCTCAAGGACGGTGGCAGTAACGCTGATGGATACAAAGTAGAGTCCGCAAGCGCTAACCGCAGCCGCAACGGCCAACACCCGAAGAAGTAAGGGCAACAATGCAGATTTACGACAACAAAGCAGTGCTGCTGCGGGTACGCAATCCGCAGCAGATATTAAACACGATACCTAAAAGCAAGCAGATGTCAGACGGGAGGGTTGCAATAAACTGGGGGCTGGAGGAAATGCAGGTGCTTAAAAACCTCGGCATTAAGCAAGTCCCTTCGCCCATAAATAAGTCATACGGCTGGCCGGGGCTGTACACCCCGTTCGCACACCAGCGCACCACGGCAGAGTTTCTGACACTGCACCGACGAGCGTTCTGCTTTAGCCAGCAGGGGTCGGGCAAGACTGCGGCAGCGGCGTGGGCAGCAGACTATTTGATAACGGCCGGAGTTGTTCAGCGCGTGTTGGTGGTGTGCCCCCTGTCTATCATGGACGTAGCGTGGCGGTCGGACTTCTTTAAAACCATCATGCACCGCAAGGTGGACATTGCCCACGGCAACGCCGCCAAGCGTAAGGCCGTGATAGAGGGCGACGCAGAGTTCGTGGTGACCAACTACGACACCGTGGTTAACTCTCTGGAAGACCTCAAGTATGGCCGATTCGACTTGATAATCTGCGATGAGGCGACGTATCTGAAGAACGTGCAGACCAAACGATGGAAGGCTCTCAAGCAGTTGGTGGGGCCAGACACATGGTTGTGGATGATGACAGGTACCCCTGCGGCGCAGTCCCCGGAAGACGCGTACGGCCTAGCGAAGTTGGTGAACCCCAACGGCGTGCCAAAGTATTTCACGGGGTTCCGTGATCTTGTCATGTACAAACTAACCCAGTTCAAGTATATACCACGGCCCGACTCTAAAAATATCGTGCACGAAGCACTGCAGCCCGCGATACGGTTTACAAAAGCGGAGTGTATGGACTTACCGGACATGGTTACCGTCAAGCGCAAGGTGGAGTTGACTCCGCAGCAGGCCAAGTACTACAGCATCATGAAGAAGCAGATGGTGATTGAGGCGGCTGGCGAGCAGGTAACCGCAGTAAATGCGGCGGTGAAGCTGGGTAAGTTACTGCAGATCAGCGCAGGGGCTGTGTACAGTACGGACGGGGAGACCATAGAGTTTGATATCAGCAGCCGCTACAACGTGCTTATGGAAGTTATTAACGAGACGGAAAACAAGGTGCTGATCTTTGCCCCGTTTCGCAGTGTCATTGGGATACTGACCGCTCGGCTAAACGCCGACGGAATTACCGCAGAGATTATCAACGGCAGCGTTAGCGCGTCTAACCGCACGGACATCTTCCAGAGGTTTCAAACCACGGACAGTCCTCGGGTGCTGGTGATACAGCCGCAAGCTGCGGCACACGGGGTAACTCTCACTGCAGCGGATACAGTTGTGTGGTGGGGGCCGACGTCATCGGTGGAAATATACGAACAAGCAAACGCCCGCGTGCACCGTGCAGGGCAGAAGAATAAGTGCACCGTGGTGCAGCTACAAGGATCGGAAGCGGAGGCGCATGTCTTTTCTATGCTGGAGACAAAAGTTAACGTGCATTCAGCGATGATAGATTTGTATAAAAAAGTACTTGCGTAGTATAAATAAGGATAGTAAAGTTCGCTAAACACGCAGCACCGAGGACGATATGGCTACCGAGAAAGCAGTTGAGACCGAAGACCCCAAGCTTACAAAGCTGGTACGGGTCTACATCAAGATGAAAGAAAAGAACGACGAGATCGCTGCCGAGTACAAAGAGAAGGCGAAAGACATCACAGATAAGATGGCGTTGATAAAGGGTGCGCTACTGGATTACTGCAGGGAGCACGGGGTGGAGGGAGCCCGCACGAAGTCAGGGCTGTTCTACCGCACCACGACGACCAACTACTGGACAAACGATTGGGCGTCGATGTACGAGTTTGTGCTTGAACACAAAGTACCAGACATACTTGAAAAGCGACTGCATCAAGGGAACGTGAAGCAGTTTTTGGAAGATAACCCCGACGTTCTGCCCCCGGGCATGAACACGGAAACAAAGTACCAGATCAGTATTCGGAGAAAGTAATGAGTGACGATAACCTTATCAGAATAGGTGAGCTGGCTGACCGCTTGCAGGTGTCTACCATCACGGTTAGAAATTGGATGGATAGTGGGAAGATACCTAAAAGCTCGTATATCGCCGTTGCTGGTGACACCAGAACAACATATAGATTTGATTACGATAAGGTGCGAGACCATCTTAGCGCCGATAACGCCGAAGGGCGAAAGCAACTTGAACTAGATTTATAACACCAAACTAAAACACAGAGGTTAGCATGAGCAACATGACTTTGTTTGAAGGCAAGAAGTTTAAACTACCAGCAATGCCCGCTGGTTTTGAAGACAGCATAACCAAGACCATCGCTGGCAGTGGCGGTTCTTCTTCTGGCGGACGCCGTATATCCATCAAGGGCAAGGCGTTTCGGCAGGTAGTCAACGGCGAAGAGATTCACGTTAGCGAAGACCGCGTATTGGATGTCATTTTAGTTAACGCCGCACCGGTGTCACGCCAGTACTATCAAGGTGCATACGACCCCAAAGCACAAGCGGTTCCGCCTACGTGCTGGTCATCAAACACCCAAGCACCAGACCCGTCAGTACCAGAAGACCAGCGCCAGAGCGACAAGTGCGGTACGTGCCCCAACAACATCAAGGGGTCAGGCCAAGGGGACTCCCGTGCCTGCCGCTACTCCCAGCGCGTTGCTGTGATGCTTGATGGCGACATTGAAAAGAGAGAGGTATATCAACTGCAACTGCCCGCCACCAGCGTATTCGGTGACGGAAAGGACGGCAAGGCGGGCCTGCAAGCGTATGGCAAGTTCTTAGCAGCTAACAACGTGCACGCAATCTCTGTGGTTACCCGCATGAAGTTTGACGTTGCCAGTGAACAGCCCAAGTTGTCCTTCAGCGCAGTGCGCCCACTGGATCAGGAAGAGCTGGAGACTGCGCTTGAAATGCGCGACTCCAAAGAATCCAAGGATGCAATCACGCTGACCGTGGGTGCGTTTGATGGTGCAAGAAAGCCGCAAGCACCGGCCGCACCCGATGTGCCAAAGAAGAAAGCGGCACCTGTTGTAGAAGAAGAGGATGACGAAGAACCCGTTGTGCGACCCAGCAAAAAAGTGGCTGCCGCTAAAGAAACCCCTGCGGCTGGGCTGGATGACCTGATAGATGAATGGGACGACTAAGCTCTAGAGCTGGTATGTACTTCATGGCGGGGGCGCTGCGGCG